AGTCCAGCCCGTATGTGCTCCGATATCCAGCCACACGCCGCCGATCTTCTTAGCCACCATATACAGGAGCGACACCTCGTCGTGCGTCCAGAAGCCACAGTTCTTGTAGATTCCGAACACTGGATCATTATGGGCCTTATCCGCCCAGTCACTCAGCACATCATGTCCCAGCGAGTGCGGCATGGGACGGCAGTGCAGGTGCTTGAACTGGGGCGTCAGGTCTGGTGCAATGAGGTTACTTTTATAGATCATAGTGGCTCGCTCCCCGGAAACCCGTGCCGCTGCCGTTGCTCGAATAATGGTCGCATCTTGAGGTAGTCGGCGCTGAACCACTGCTGATGCGGGTCCCAATTGCCAGCATTGCCGGGCCGTCGCCAAGAATGGTCATGGTAGTGCGTCAGGTCTGGCCGTTGCCAGAATGCGCCGTACTTCTGTGCGACCAACTGCAACTCCTGATCCGCCCAGTTGTGCCGGTACTCGTGCCAGAGCGGGCCGTTGCCTTGGTTGATACGCTCGCACCAAGAGCGTCCCATCCACGGGCTACCGGCGATGCGTTCGATGATTCGCCCCATACCATCTGACCAATCGTCGCCAGTGGGCTGCATGATGCCGAAGGTAGCGGCCTTTTCCCATGTATCCATGGCCTCCCGACCGCATACTATAGCGCCTATTGCGAATCCCGAAACTATCGAACTCTGACCGAAATGAGCGCTGCACTGCGCCGCAATCTCATCAGCAGTGTGATTCGGGTCTGGCCATGTATCGTCTCCTGCACAGACCAACCACTGGCAGTCGGCGTCCAGCGCGAGCACTTCCTTGACCAGGGCGTTTACGGCTCGCGGATAGCCTGGATAGGGATCGCAGGCATAGATAAAATCTGGCCTAGCAGGCGTATTGATCCAGCACTCTACATCGCAGACGTCAAGAGCCAACGCGATTTTATAGCCTCGCTCGCGCCACTTGCGCAACACTAGTTCAGCCTCGGCGACAGGGCGCTTCGATGGTAAGCACAACCATGTACTCACTTTCTGCCTCGCAATCTTTCCATTTCAGCACTCAGCCGCGCTGCGTCGGCCTTGACACTCAGTTCGAATCGCGGCAGTTCTGTGTCAAATCGCCACATGCCCTTTTCAAGTTCAGCGCCAAACCGCGTGATATTGTAGACAAGAGCAATCTCGTGCTGCACGCCACCCTGACTCAGCACCATGCCCTTTCGCGCCGGATCAAATTCCAGTTGAGCGCAATGCTTGGCGAGCACCTCCAGCATGGACTTGATGATGTCCTCAACCTGCGCATGGTCCGCCGGCCGAATCGTATTAGGATGGAGCACCGCATCTTGCTCATACATCGCTCCCTTTAGGTATTCCGTGCGGGCCGCGGCGATCCGCTTAAGTAAGGCAGCTACGCGGTACTTGCCACCGACTTCCTTCGAGCGATCCCCTACCATCATCACCACCGCACGACTCGCGGCCAAATAGAACATCTCGGCCCGGTAGCGCCTCAGCACCGCGAAGAGGTCTTGCAAGATGTCACGTGCGAGTTCGGCCTGCACGTTGAGGATTAGATTGGGTTGAAAGATATTCATTCACCGATACCCTCGCTCATGACCGTCATGCTGCCATCGATTCGTGTCATTCGCCTTAAGCAGTACAGGTCCCACTGTTCCGCCCGCTTCCAGCATCGCCCGCCTGGGCTGATGCGCGTGCAGGTATTGCCACCGTGGACACCGCAGATCAGGCGCGGTTGTCGCGAGGGAACGTTCGCATCCGCACATATGGAACCAGGGATACCCAAGCTACTCGCCACTCCAGACTTCAGCCCGCTGACAAAGTGCAAATCCTCGCCGCGACTTGTATCTTTAAAAGGCTTTCGCTCCCACGTCTTTCGCCAGTAGCAGAGCGAAGCGCCAAGTACGCTGGGGCCAGTTGGCTCACAGGTCCAGAGCCACGCCTCGTCACGATCTTCCTTTCCGCCTAAGCCTAAAGCCTCAGCGATTCGCTGGACGTGTGCTGTCTTACTTGTGTCCCAGAACAACGCCTGATTGTAGCCCACGACGTCGGCACCGCTCGATTGCAGCATGGCGATCTGCTCCGCGAGGCGGTTGGGGTGCGACCAGTCGTCGTCATCCCAGTGGGCAAGGATATCTGCACCGAAAGCGTTTCCGCCTCTCCAGTTACCGGCATTTCGCAGTTGGCCGATGGTCCAAGCCGCATTCTCAGGACTCCAGTAGTGCCAAGCCCGCTGCTGTCCACGTTCGTCATCCCAGTTGGATGCAGCATGACCCGTAAGCGCTGGCCTTCCGGTATCAACGATCAGCAGCCGCTTGTGCTTATACGTCTGCGCCCTGAAACTGGCGATCGCACGCGCCGCCATCTCGGGCCGGTCGCGGGTCAACATGATTGCGCAAACTGTCGGCTCAGTCATTCCCTAATCCCCCCCGCCCCCACCCACCCCCCTTAATCCCGCGAAACATCCAGAACCTATAACGTTCTGGCACGGTCACTTGCCCCGCTCCTTCTCCAGCCGCTCGCGAATCACCGTGCGCAGCCATGTGCTCAACGCCAATCCAGTGACATCCGCTATCCGCTTAGCTTGCCTGTAGTCGGCTGGCGTCAGCCGCACGTAGCTGAGTTGCGTCTTGTTATTCGGCGAGCCCATCACGCAGCCTTCAGTAATTCGATCAGCCTGTCGGCCTGCTTGATTCGACATTGCTTTCTGGCGGCGTAGGCGGCGGCGGCGGCGTAGGCGGCGGCGGCGTAGGCGGCGGCGGCGGCGGCGGCGTAGTCGGCGGCGTCGTAGTGGGCGGCGTAGGCGGCGGCGGTGGCGTCAGCGGCGTAGGCGGCGGCGGCGGCGGCGGCGTAGTCGGCGGCGTCGTAGTGGGCGGCGTAGGCGGCGGCGGTGGCGTCAGCGACGTAGGCGTCGTAGTGGGCGGATCTGAACTCACTCACATCCACGGCCTCGCCGTCTATCTTTCGTGTGTACAAATCCGCGACCGCCTGAATCGCCATTCTTGATCTCTCACTTTTAGCGAAACGCAAGACGCCATCATGCGGGTCTGTCAGCATCCATACGAACCACCGTGGCAGCACGAGCGTCAAATCAGCACCAGGCCGAATGGCGGACAGAAACCGCTCTGGCCACTCCATCGCCAAATTGAAGGGTAGCGACTCGAAGAGTCCATCCTCCAGTCGCGCCAGCCCTCGCGGGATGCCTAGCTCTGTCTCGTACGCCGCATGGTCGTACTTGTTGAGCGTGCAGCCGATAGCGCAACCGCGCTGCGTTTCTGGATCCCACGCTACGCCGCGCACCAACTGCTCAAGCTCCCGATGCTTCCGCACCCGCTTGAGATACTTGGTCTTGACAGCCTGCTTGTCATGAAACGCTACCATGGAATTTACGTTGCCATACATTTATGGTGATTGTCAAGCGGAATCGTGCTATGCTGATCCGGGGCTGCGGTGCGGGTCGTGCAGCAGGCGAAGGTTCGTTCGCTGTCCTTAACCGCGGCCCCTCATACTGGACTAATCTGGTACACACCAACAGGGTTTAGGACCTGAACTGTCTTCTCGTTTGCTGGGTCATGCGCTAGTTTATCCCCGTGTGCCACGATGTACCGCAGACAGTCCATTCCGTGATCATTCTCTTTAACGGGCACTTCGCCTGACTTGCCGCTATTGTTGTGCGGCCAGCAGTACGCCTCAATCTCATCTTCGGTGCAGACTGGTAACTTACGGGCGTACAGGGACTCGTCGCGCTCAACGAGTGAATCGCGCAACAGGAACAGTCGCGCCTTGCCGTCCCCGGCCACCTTCAGCCGGTTCTGCACGGCCTGAATGCCTGGACTGATCGCCTTGTACGCGCCATACGTCGCAAGCCCCATGTGCTTTGCGAACGTGGCTCGGTCCTCGGCGTCGTGATCACAAATAATAACAACCGGTATCGGCTCGTTCTCCCGCTTACATACGGCGCGAATATCGGCGCAATGGTCCTCGACTAGTCGCTGCGTTCGGTAGAACTCTCGGTAGCGGTACATGCGCCCATCAGGATCGTGCGCCCACATCTGACACACGAATGGATTCGTGAATCCGAAATCAACCACCCAGGCCCGCGGCCATTGCGGCGGGATGTCGAAGCGGTCAATCAGATGCACTGCTGGGTCATAATCCTCGTACACCATGCCCTCAGCAGCAGCCCAGATGCCCTTGCGCAGGCGCATGTATCGAGCGCCTGACAGCGCATCGAGCGTGGTGATGTATGAGCGACCATAAGCGGTCCAGTCGTTCGTGGCGCGATCCCACATGCGTGGATTGTCTTCGTGCCGCGACTCCAGCATCAGGCAGCGGCCAGCATCGGCACGGCGCTTTAGCCAATGCGTCGGCTGCGCCGGATTGCAATCGGCGAGTATCTGCTGGTACGGCAACTTCCCCCAGCGCAGACGAGTGGTCAGCTTCTCCCAATCATCCTCAGTCAGTTCCGTTGCCTCCTGCACGTAGACAATGTCATACTCGCTCGACATGATCTTGCTGGCCTTGTCGAGGCCACCAAAGGTGATGACGGAGCCGTTGGGGTACTGGGCACCCTGGTAGTTGATCTGCGCGTTGCCGGGCGGGAGAACTAATTCTTCGTAGGTGACGAGTCCAGTATTGGTTAGTGACGCGCGAGTTTTGCGTACGATCAACAACCGCGAGCCTGGATACTTCTCCGCGCAGGCGTGGACCTTTTCCAGCACCCCTCTGCTCTTGCCGGTTCCTGCCGGACCTGACAGGATCACTTCAGGATCGCGACGGCGGAAGAGTTCACGCGCTGCGCCGAGTGGGCGATAGATAAAGATCACAACTCTTCCAACGGAATTCCTTCGAGTCGCTTGATGTGGTGCTCAATTTCGCCGCTAAGTTCTGTTTTGTCTCTCTGGCCTAGCAATTGCTTGCCTAGCCAGATTAGCATCGTTACATTGCCCGCGTTAGCAAGCTCTGTCTGTTTACGCCGAAGGCTAAGCTTGCCGGTAGCGCAGCCTTTTTCCCAAGCTGCCTTTAGGTCTGGTTCAGAAGTAAATCGGTGTTCAACCGTGCTTTCTGACACGCCGAAGAACGCTGCCACTTCGCGCTTGGTGCAGTTGAGCGCTGAGAGCGTAGTGATACCTTCCAAGTCGAATCGTATCGGCGGTCTGCCTTCAGGTTTGCCTGTCTTTGGAGTTGCCATTTTATTTGACATCCGCAAAAACTCGGGATACACGCCCTGCCAAATCCAGCAGTGATTTCTTTACCATGATCTGAGTTTTAAGTGCATTGCCATACTTCATCGCTCCGATAGCAGTATAGCCGTTCCGCTCGAAAAATGGGACGGCAGACTCAAGCACACGGGCGAAGTTGCATTGGAGATAAGCGA